ATGCAATTGATCAGGGTTATAAAATCTGGTGCGATCCTCGTATTAGAGTTGGGCATGAAAAAACTCGCGTAATCTGATGGACAAAACTTACAATCTTTTATACGAAGGTCGTAAAATTTATACCAATCTCACTATGGAAGACTGTAGTGAGATTATACAAGACTTCTCTGAGCGTTTTTACTCGGGGGATGATATTGATCCAAATTTATTAGAAATGGAGGAAATTTAAAATGGCAAAAGGTGGAAGTAACAAAACCGTATTTGAACCTGGAGCACCTAAAAAGACTCGTCAAGGACGTTCTGCTCGTACACTACTGAGTGCAACCTCTCGTAATGGACGTAAGAAGCGTTATAGAGGTCAAGGTAAATAATATTTTAGAGAGTGCTTAAATAGAATTAAGCACTCTTTTTTTATGACTGAAAAAGAAAAACATATTTTTAACTGGATACATAAAGTTTCTGAATTGAGGTCAGAACTAAATGGATTTGCAATTTGTCCATTTGCATCAAAGTCAAAATATCGCATCGTAGAGTGCTCTGCAAGCGCCATAGAACCCATTGAAGGTCTTGATGTGATCATTTACATCATTGAAGACCATTTTAACCTAAGTGAAGTTCAAGATTGGGTCAATGTTTATAATCTAAAATACGAAAACTGGAAGTTTTTTGAAGATTGTGGTGCATATAAAACATACATTAAAGGAATTCAAACAAATAATGGCAAATATAACTTGATTTTAGGACAACCAACAGACAAATTACGAAGATTTAGAGAGAATTTAGCAAAAACAGACTATTATGACCTATGGGATGATGACTATTTGAAAGAAATACTTGAAGATGATTATGATATAATTGAAAAACGGGATAGAAACCCCGTAAAAAGTTCTGATTTAACAAATCAGGAGCAAAAAAATGACCAAAAAAGTAGATAAAGATGAAAATTTCATGAAAAATGAGTGGGGAACTCAATATTTGGCAAGTGAATATGGGTGGGATAATCAAATCAAGAAGCAAAAAATGCTTCGTGAAATAGCAAATGACGATCTTACTCCAAAAAAACATGATTTTCATCACCAAAGCGAAATTCATGCAAAAATTCGCAATGATGAGGACTATGATGATTGGGAATATGGAACAGAACCAATCTATGAATCCAAATAATGTGAATAAATAAGATAGATTAATACTATCTCATGCCTCTAGAAAGGGTAAGTCAGAGTTTTAAAGATATTAGCATGACTTTTCAGAGCAATCCTCTGAATAATGACCTCATTGCGATCAAAAATGAGAACGCTATTGCACGTTCAATCAGAAACATCGTATTTACCCTTCCTGGAGAAAAGTTCTTTGATTCAACTTTTGGGTCTAATATCAGTAGAACTCTATTTGAGAACGTAGATAATATTTCTGCGTCTATTATTTCAGATGAAATTAGACAATCTATTGTAAATTATGAGCCAAGAGTTCAGTTAATTGATGTTACGGTGTCTCCTGACTATGAAAATAATTCATTTAATGTAACTCTGGTTTATAGAGTTGTTGGTGTGGATGTTTTACCACAACAGTTAGAATTTGTATTGCAACCATCAAGGTAAATGCCATTAATAAACTTCTCAAATCTGGACTTTGACCAGATTAAAACAACCTTAAAAGACTACTTAAGGTCAAATCCGAACTTTACAGATTATGATTTTGAAGGGTCTAACCTTTCAACGATTCTTGATGTATTGGCATACAATACCTACATCACTTCATATAATGCAAATATGGTTGCAAATGAGGTGTTCATTGATAGTGCAACTCTCAGAGAAAATGTAGTATCCTTAGCAAGAAATATTGGATACGTACCTAGATCTAGAAAGGCAGCAAGAGCAACGATTAGTTTCTTTGTAGATACAACTTCTCTCACACCAGCACCTTCAACTCTAACTTTAAGAAGAGGTCCAGTAGCAGCTACATCAAGTTCTTTTGGAAATCAGTCTTTTGTTTTTTCAATTCTAGAAGATATAACTGTTCCCGTTTATAATGGAATTGCACAATTTAACGATATTTCAATTTATCAAGGAACTTTAATCACAAATAATTTTACATATAGCGCAGCAAACCCAACACAAAGATTTATTTTAGATAATATTGGTATTGATACTCAACTTATTTCTGTTAGGGTTAAAAACAGTGAGCAGTCTACGGCATCAGTTAAATATGCTCAACAAGATAGTTTATTCAACATTGATGGAGAATCTAAAGTCTATTTTTTACAAGAGATTGAAGATGAAAGATATGAATTGATTTTTGGTGATGGTAAATTTGGTAAAAAGTTAGAAGATAAAAATTATATTACAGCATCATACATTACTAGTAATGGTGACAGTGCAAATGGAATAGGACAGTTTTCATATTCTGGAAGAATAACATATACTGCAAACGCAGTAGAATATCTGGTTACGTCTGGTATTTCATTACTTACGACTGGTCTGCAGTCTTCTGGTGGAGAAACCATAGAATCCGTAGAGTCCATTAAAAAATACGCACCAAGAATATACTCATCTCAAAATCGTGCTTTGACAGCAAATGATTATGAGACACTGATTCCTGCTAAAATATATCCAGAAACCGAATCAATATCAGTGTTTGGTGGGGAAGAGTTAAAACCACCTCAATATGGAAAGGTTTTTATCAGTATTAAACCAAGAACTGGAGACTTTATACCAAATCTAATTAAAGAATCTATAAAAAGAGATCTAAAAAAATATTCTGTTGCCGGTATTGTTCCCGAAATTTTAGATCTGAAGTATCTGTATGTTGAAATAGATTCTAAAATTTACTACAACACGAACTTAGCACCTTCATCACAGTATGTTTCCAGTATTATACAATCAAATGCAACCAAGTACTCAGAATCAACTGAGTTAAATAAGTATGGAGCAAGATTCAAGTACAGTAAGTTTCTAAAAATACTTGATGATAGTCACGAATCAGTGACTTCAAACATTACAAAAATACAAATTAGAAGGGACTTACGTGTAGTCTTAAATACATTCTCAGAATATCAAATTGGATTTGGAAATAGATTCCATATCAAGAGTATGGATGGATATAATATAAAGTCATCCTCGTTTAAAGTCGCAGGTATTACTGAGAACGTTTATCTATCTGATATTCCAGACACAAATAGAGAAACTGGATCTATATTTTTATTCACCGTTCCTAATGTACAATCAACACAATCAACTGTTGTTCAAAGAAATGTTGGAAGAATTGACTACGTAAACGGTATAATAACATTAAATCCCATCAACATACAATCAGGAAAAATAAAGGACGGGCAGACAATTATTGAAATTTCTGCAATTCCACAATCAAACGATGTAATTGGATTACAAGATCTTTATTTGCAACTAGATATTAGTAAGAGTACTTTTGAAATGGTAGTAGATGAAATTTCATCTGGTCTTGATCCTTCGGCATCTAATTATATCGTAACTTCAAGCTACAGCAACGGGAATTTAGTAAGATCATAATAAAATGACAGAAAAAAGAATTCAGTTTAACAACATTGTCAAGAATCAACTTCCTTCATATGTTAGGGAAGAATTTCCTCTTGTTGTAGAATTTTTATCCCAATACTATATTTCTCAAGAGTTTCAAAGTGCTCCGGTAGATTTAATTCAAAATATTGATCAGTATATAAAATTAGACAACATATCTTCTCAGTCAGAAGTTGCATATTTGAAAGAATCTATTGATGATTTTTCTGATGTTGTTACAATAGACTTGACAAAAACTCCATCAGGCACAATAGGATTTCCTAAGAGTTATGGTTTACTTCAGATTGATAATGAAATTATCACTTATACTGGCATTACCTCCACAAGTTTTACTGGTTGTATAAGAGGTTTTTCTGGAGTAACTTCATATAAAAAACAAAATTCCCCAGACGAATTAGTATTTTCTTCTACCAGTTCATCGTCTCATACTACTGGTGCGAAAATAATAAATCTTAGTTCATTATTTTTAAAAGAATTTCTAATAAAGTTAAAATATCAATTTGCTCCTGGATTTGAAAGCAGAGAATTTTCTGAGCAGATTAATGAAAGTCTATTCATCAAATATGCAAAAGATTTTTATGCAACGCGAGGAACAGAAAAATCTTTCCAAATTTTATTTAATGCTTTATATGGAGAAAATGTAAAGGTTGTTAAACCTCAAGATTATTTGATTAAACCTTCGGATGCTCAATACTTTGTATCAAATGACTTGGTTGTTGAAAGTATTTCTGGAAATCCAGAGAATTTGTACAAATCAACACTGAATCAAGATTCAGTTCTTGGATACTCTAAGGCATATGCTCCAATTGCTAAAGTAGAAAAAATACAATCAAAGAGTGGAAAGAACTACTATAAGTTAAGTTTTGATGGTGGGTATAATAGGGATATTAGAGTAGAGGGATCTCTATATGGAAATTTTGCTGTTCATCCCAAAACAAAACTAATTAATACAACTGTTTCTGGATCAACAACTCTGGATGTTGACTCCACAATTGGATTCCCAAATAGTGGGGAACTATACGTCGTTTATAACAATGGTGTAGAAGGTACAATAAAATACAAATCAAAAAATATAAATCAGTTCTTTGATTGTGATCCTTTAGTATATGATATTTTAGATCAATCTGAAATTGCATTGAACGTGTATGCTTATGGAACATCAAACATTGATAAAAATGAGATCATTAAGGTAAGGATTACTTCAATTTTAGATAAGGTTAATATTGAAAAAAATACTTATTATGCTAGTGATAATGATACTGCGGTTATAAGAACACTTGGTATTTCTTCTAAAGATCCTGTTTCAAAAAATTGGTTTTATAATATTGCAACAAATTATAATGTAAAATCAATATCTTTGATTGATAGTCTGAATAATACATACTCAATCGTCACAAAGGAATCAAATTCTTTCCGAGTTGGTGATAATATTGTCATCACAAATTCATTTGGAGTTGAAAAGAGTACAACAATTATTAGTATTTCTTCATCAAATTCATTTGCTATTAAGGGGCAAGGTCCATTAAGTCTCACTGATACTTATACCATTAGAAGAAATATTTTAAAAGCAAATTCTTTGGCATTTCCACAAATTTCAAAAGAAGTTGCAAACGTACAAAATGTTTATAAAGATGGCAATAAAACTTTAGTTGCAGCATCTTCTTTACCCTTTTATAATAATCAACCGATAAATGCATCAATCAGATCTATAACATTTTCTGGTTCTTTTTCTGAGGGAGATAGTACCTTTAGAATAACTTCTGGTTCAGTGGATCATGGTTTTTATTCTGGAGATGCTGTCTATTATACTCCAGGAAATTCTACTTCACCCTTTATTGAAGGTTTGTATTTTATAAAAAGAGTAGACCAAAATAATGTAAAATTTGCGAAAAGTAGATCAGACATTTACAATTCAAAATTTGTGACCTTGAAGCAAAGTGTTACAATTTCTTCTGATAATATAAGACCATACGAATTCAAATCAAAAACATTAAAATCACAAAAACTTTTTAGAGAAATTGCTCCAGTAATAGACGAC